TACGATCCTGCGGCTTCACTTCTGTGTCTGGACCGAAGCCGAAACCGCGTGGATGACGCGGGCGGTGCTAGAGCCTTGCCTCGCGGACTTCGACCCGCGCGAGCATCACGGCAAGGCGGCATGGCTCGGCTGCGATCTTTCGCAGAACAAGGATATCACGGCGCTGGGCTTCATCGTAAAGACCGGCGTGGTCGATGAGGGCGAGCATGTAGGCAAGCCCACCTTCGATGCGTGGGTTGAAGCTTGGACTCCTGGCGATACGGTCCGTGCGCGCGCGTTGCGAGACAAGGCACCGTATGAGCAATGGATAGATGACCACCACCTTCATGCGCCGAAGGGAAAAAATATCAGCTATCGGCAAGTTGCGCAGGCGATTGCGGAAGCCGCCCACGAATTTCTTATCAAGTGCCTCGCCTATGATCGGTACGCCTTCAAACGCGGGCTCGAGCCTGAGTGCGCCGATCTCGGATTGAAAATCGAGTTCGTCGAACACCCGCAGGGCGGTGTCAAAAAGGGTGCACCTAACGACGCCATGAAAGATGCGGCGAAGCTGGCGAAGCGCGATGCCGAAGGGTTGTGGATGCCAATGAGCATCCGGCAATTCGAGGAATTGCTGCTCGAAAAGCGAATCCGGATCAGACGTAACCCGGTTGTTATATCCGCGATCATGTCTGCGATGACTGACAACGATCGTTGGGGAAATTATTGGCTCGCGAAAGAGCGATCCACTCAGAAGATTGACTGCGCTATCGCGCTCGCACAGGCGATTGGCGCCGCTCTTTCATACGAGGGCGTGCGATTGAATATTGGCGCGTTGATATCTGCGGGGCGGACTTTGGTATGACAATCGATCCGGACGCTCAGCAAGAGGTAAAATCGCTGTTTGATTCGCGCGACGGTATCTGCCTAGCCGGCATCGTCTTGATTGCTGTCGGTGTAGCCCAGTTTTCATGGCCGGCCGCCGCGATTGTGTCGGGCGCTATCTTGGTCGCGGTCGCGACCGGCCGTCTTATGAAATAGGCGCAAACCAAATGGGAGTTTTAAACCGAATAGCATCGGACGTGTCGACGCGTTCGGCCGTCACGCCAGGGCGCGGATTGCGCGACCCGCTGTTGAACGCGTTATTCGGCGACTTCGATCAAACAACCGCAGGAACCAACGTCACGCCGGACAACGCTCGGGAGTGCCCGGAAGTTGATGCGGTTATCGGGCTGAACTCGGACACAATCTCAACTGTTCCACTCGATCTGTTCGAAAGGAAGTCGGAAGACGAGCGAGTCCGCGCCACCGGGCACCCGCTGCACGTCCTGATGCACGATCAACCGAACGCTTGGCAGACCTCTTCAGAATTTCGGGTCATGATGGAGGGGTTTCGCGAGACGCACGGTAACGCTTATGCTCGGATCATCCCCGGAAAGTCAGGCTTCCCGGTAGCGCTGGAGCCCAGCCATCCGCGCGAATGGTGGCCTTACCGCATTCCAACGGGCGTTGCCTACCGTTGGTCGCCTTCGGATTCGACGCCGCGAACGTTGATGCAGCATGAAGTCCTGCATCTTCGCGACACGCCGTCACACATTGTCAATCTTGCGATGGGGCAATCCCGAGTCCATCGCCATAGGGAAACGATCGGCCGCGCGCTGGCGACTGGAAAATATCTTTCGCTGTTCTTCAAGAACAATGCGACGCCAAAAATCGCGATCACCGTTCCGGGCGAACTCGCCAACCAGCAGGTAGAGGATCTCCGCAATCAGTACATGCAACTCCACGGTGGCGGGAATCTCGGCAAGCCGGTAGTCCAGCATTCCGGCATGAAGGTTGAGAAGCTCGGCATCACCAACGATGAGGCTCAGGTCATTCCGATCTATCAGCAGGCCACCGCGCAAATTGCGCGGGTCTGGGGTGTGCCGCTGCACTTGATCGGCGAAGTTTCAGGTTCGACGAGCTGGGGAACGGGCATCGAGCAGCAGTCGATCGGGTTCGTTCAATACTACATGCGCGCGAAGTTCGTCGCATGGGAGCAGGCCCTAAACCTTTCGCTCATGTCGAGTGAGTCGCGAGCGCGGTTCTATTTCGAGTTCAACATCGACGCGCTTCTCCGCGGCGACTTCAAAACCCGCATGGAGGGCTACGCCCTCATGATCCAATGGGGACTGGCGTCGCCAAATGAGATCAGGCGGCTGATGAACCTGCCGCCGGTCACTGGTGGAGACGAGCGTATCACGCCGCTTAACATGGTGCCGGCGTCGCGCATCATGGACGTGCTCTTGAAAACCAATAGCGGGACCACCACCCGCGAACACGACCTGGACATTGCGACTCGGTTCTTCGCGCAGATCATTTCGACGATCAAGCAACAGGAACAACCGCGGCTCGTGGCCTAAATCGTCCCCGGAGAAATCAAATGCTGGAAATCGAGCGCCGCGCCTTTGCAGCGGAAGGTCTTCATATTGAGAAGCGAGAGAACGGCGAGCGCCGACTCGTCGGTCATGCCGCCGTGTTCAATTCGTTGTCGGAAGACCTCGGCGGTTTCCGCGAACAGATCATTCCGGGCGCCTTTGCCGACGCCATCACAACGGACGATGTGCGCGCGCTCTTCAATCACGATCCGAACTTCGTGCTTGGCCGGAACCGGTCCAAGACCCTGCGCATGGTGGAAGACGCTCGCGGGCTGGCCATCGAGATCATTCTTCCAGATACGCAAACCGTCAACGATCTCGTCGTTGCGCCGATCGAGCGCGGCGACGTTTCGCAAATGAGTTTTGCGTTTGCCGCCAAGCCGGGTGGACAGGATTGGGCGAAGGATGACGAAGGCCGAGTGATCCGCAGCCTGAAAAAGGTGCGGCTGTTCGACGTGTCGCCTGTCACCTATCCCGCATATCAGCAGACCGACATCGCGGTTCGGTCGTTTGCCGGGTTCTGCTCGGAACGCCTCGCGGCCGGCGACGACACCATCAATGAAATTCGGAAGCTGATGAAGCTTCCGCCGATTCCCGACGGAGACCGCAAGGCCGCCGTTCCGATGAATTTGCTTCGCGCTCAGGAAATGCTCGCGCGATCCTTGTAACCCGCCGCGGAGGCGGCCACCCCCGGCCCGTGGTCACGGGTCATCACCAGGAGACGGATAAATGTCCGACCGTTTGAAGGCTCTCCGCGAAAAGCGCGGTGTTGCAGTGAAGGAAATGCGCGATCTTATCGATCTCGCGACTACCGAAAAGCGGGATATGACCCCCGAAGAAGTCGTGAAGCACGGTAAGGCTTTCAATGTCGTCGATGGGCTGCGCGAGCAGATCGAGGCGGAAGAGCGCACCGCTGAAGTCGAGCGCCAGGCAGCCGCCCTGCTCGACAAGAATGGCGACGAGCAGCGCGCCCGCGAAAAGGGTAAGGACACCCCGGGCGCGAAACTGATGGCCGGTTTTCGCAACTATCTGCGGACGGGCCGATTTGTCGGCGAAGGCGCCGAAGAGTTCCGCGCGTATCAGACCGGGTCGGACGCGGAAGGTGGCTTCGTGAAGCCTCCGCAGGAAGTGGTGCAGACGTTCCTCAAGAGTGTGGACGATCTGGTTTTCATCCGCCAGCGCGCCACGAAGTATCAATTGCCGACCGCGGAAAGTCTCGGCGTCCCTACCTTGGACGTCGACGCGGAAGATTGGGATTGGACGACCGAACTGCAGACCGGCAACGAGGAAGATACGCTGCGGATCGGCAAGCGCGAACTCCGCCCGCACCCGATGGCGAAGCGGGTCAAGCTGTCCAAGACGCTGATCCGCAAGGCCCCGGCGTTCGAACAGCTCATCATTGACCGCATGGGTTACAAGGTCGGCGTCACCCAGGAAAAGGGTTACCTTACCGGCGACGGCAAGCAGAAGCCGCTCGGCGTGTTCGTCGCATCGAACGATGGCATCCCGGCCTCGCGCGACGTGTCGACGGGCAACACCACCACCGAAATTCGCTTCGACGGAATCATCGAAGCGAAGTTCAGCCTCAAGGCGGCGTACTGGAATACGGCGGACTGGCTGTTCCACCGTGACGCGGTGAAGCAGATCACCAAGCTGAAGGATGGCGATGGCCAGTACCTCTGGCGCATGTCGGTGCGGGACGGTGAACCCGATACGCTGCTCAGTCGGCCGCTGATGATCAGCGAGTTCGC